GTCCGCCGCAAAGCTCAAGAACAGCATGTTGCCGGCCGTCACCGCACCCGGCAGCGACACCGTCACCGACGCGGTGGTGCCGCTGCCCGAGCTGGACTGGACGACGTCGCCGAAGGCCATCAGACCTCCTCGAGGCGATAGAGGCCGTCAACCGAGCCGATCCGCTCAGCCTCGATCCACGCCTCGGCCTCGGCCGTGCTGGCGAAGGTCTGGGCGTCATAGCCCGGCAGCCGCGCCCGGAAGTGGTAGCCGCTGGTCAGCGGGTCCATGCCCTGGTCGCCCTGCACCGAGAGGCCGACGAAGCGGATCGCGTAGGCCATCAGGTGGTGTCCACCCAGAGGTCGCCGACCTGGGGCGACGACGGCGCCGACGCCGCAACCGTGATCTTGGGCGCCGTCGTCGTGGCAGCCGACGCCGCCGCGGCGGGCACCCACTGGGTGGTGCTGCCGTCGTTGTAGCGGATGTAGAGCTGGCCGCCGCCGGTCGCGTCGTCGCTGTAGAACCACAGCTGGTTGTCGACCGGCGAACCCGGTGCGGTGGTGGCGACCGCCGGCAGGTAGCGCGCGTCGCCGTCGGCGCGCGTCGGCACCGAGGTCGAAGCGCCGACGCCGAGCAGCCGCTTGGTGAAGGCGGCAGCGCCGGTCTGCTCGACCAGGCCGGCCGTGGCGTTGAGCCCGGCCAGCGCCGTCAGGTCGGCATCGACCGGCTGCCACAGCGCGTCGTAGGTGGCCGAGATGTCGAGCGTCGGATTACCCGACACACCGTTGCCGTTGGTGACCGTCAGCCGGTTGGTTGTGCCGGTGATGGTGCGCCCGGTGAAGGTATCGGCCGCCGTCTGGGTCAGCAGGCCATTGGTGTTGTAGGTGGCGACTGCCGTCAGCGTCGCATCGAGAGGCTGGTAGGCCGCCGACACGTTGGCCGGCGTCATGTAGTCGGTGCCGGCCGTCGCGAGCTGCAGCGCCGTGCCGTTGCCCTTCAGCATGCCGGTGATGCTGGTCGCCATGGTGATGGCGGGCGTGGTCGTTGCGTTTGCAACCGTGCCGGTGAAGCCGTTGGCCGACGCGACCGAGACGGTGGTCACCGTGCCGCTGCCGCCGCCGCCCGAGGCATTGATGGTCAGGCTGCCGGCGGCGTCGTTGTAGTTCAACGTGACGTTGGTGCCGGCGACCAGCAGGGCACCGACGCGGTCGTCGACCGCCTCGGCGAAGTCGGTGACGGCGGACGCCGTGTGGCTATGGACGGTCGGCGCCTTGCCGGCGAGATCGCTCACCAGGTTGGTGATGTCGCTTTCGGGGTGCGTGTGGGTCGCCGGCGGAAACGTCGTCGGCTTGCCGGTGATGTCGTCCCACGCCGTCGACCCGCCACCGCCGACCACGACCGACCATCCGGCGTTGCGGCGGGCGTATTGCTGGCCGTCGATCGGCGCCTCGGGCACCGCCGGCGGGGTCGCCGCGATCGCGTCGTCGATCGCGTCGGCGACCTGCGCCGATTGCGCCACCAGGCTCGTCACCTGGTCGAGCGTGACCCGCCGGCTCGAGCCGGCCTGGCTGATTTCCACAAGATCGCTGGCGGTGGCCGAGCTCGCCGGCAGGTCGGCAATGGTCTTGTAGGTCGTCATGCCGGCACCTCCGGCCTAGCCGCCGCCCTGGCCGAGCGTGGCGTAGACCGTCGCCGTCCCCGCCGCCGCGACGATGGTGACGATGTGGGTGGTGCCCGCCGGCACCCAGAACACCGCCGTGGTGTTGGCCGCCATCGGCACCGCGGTGTCGTTGGTCAGCGCCGCGCTGTCGCCGGCGCCGCCGAACTTGATGAAGGCGACGCCGGTGCCGGCGCTCATCACCCGGCAGGTCATCGGCATCTCGGGGTTGCCGGCGCGCGGCACGGCCCCCAGCGCGGTCGCCGCCGAGGTCCCGGTCGCCGCCACGGTGATGGTGTTGCCGAGGGCCACGAAGGGCCGGACATCGGTCGGGTTCATTGCGTCCTGACCTCCACGTTCGGAGTTGGGCCTTCCGATTTGAAAGGCCAGTCGCAGGTCAGGTTGGAGGCGGTCACCGCCAGCACCGTGCGCTCGCCGTTGTTGAGCCCGCCGGCGGTGCCCGAGATGACAACCAGGTCGCCGACCTTGAACACCGTGAAGTTGGCGCCGGCATCGAAAACATCGCTGCCGCCAAAAGTCGCGGTGACGATCACCCGCTTCGACAAGCCCTTGTCGGTGGTCTCGTCGTTGTTGTTGTTACGACTCGACGGCCGGCTCCTGAAAAACGACTTGGTCTCCCGCGTCCCCTGGCATGGCATAGGCCTTCTCCCTGAATTCCCCGCACCAGTGGTCGTCGGTGATCTCGACCGCCGTCGGAAAGCGGTGGCAACGCAGCGTTGTCAGCGCATTGGGAACCCGGGGCCGCCATTCGGCGCGAAACCGGCACCGCCGACAGGCCGGATCGGCTGGCAGCGGTGCAACCGCAGGGTAAACGACCGGGTCCACCTTCTTGCGTGGCATCGGGCGCACCCTACGCCCGCTGGTAGCCCATTTCAACGCAAGCCCCTAAATAGGGGAACCGCCACGACCGCGTGAGCGTTCAACCCCATCAGGGAGGGAGCCATGGCGCCCAAGCCGAAGAAGACCGCGACCAATACCTGGACCGTCGGCATCGACGGCAACACGCCGGTCGAGGTCAGCGCCGAAACGCTGGAGATCTCCGACACCGGCATCCTGGTGTTCGGCACCGACGAGACCATCGTCAAGGCGGTCGCCGTCGGACACTGGACCGAGGTCGACCTCAAGCCGCCGCTCGAGCCGCCCGCCGAGGCCTAGGCCGATGGTCGAGCAGGTCATCCTTCTCCTGATCTACATCGCCGTCGTCGTCGGCCTGGTCTGGCTCGTCATCTGGGTGCTCGACTACCTCGGCGTCGCCATCCCCGAGCCGGTCAAGCGCGTCATCTGGGTGATCGCCATCCTGGTCATCCTGCTGCTGCTGTGGCGCGCCTTCGGCTCGAGCCTGGCGCTGCGCTGATGGCGCCATCGGCCAATGGCCCATCGGCTGCGCGACGATCCGGAGTTCCGCGCCACCATCAAGCTCGCCGTCGTCACCGGCGCCGCCATCGCGGTCAGTGCGGCCGGCTGGCTGCTGTGGTGGCTGCTCTGAACACAGCTCGACCATGTTGGTGACGTCACCAACATGGTCGTCACGACATGTCCCTGCGGTGGGTGAGCGCGCGAATCCGAGCGCGCTCGGCCGGGTCGTCGATGGTGCGCAGCCAGGCGCACGGGCCGCACAGCTCCGGCGGGTTGTCGTTGGCGCTGTCGCGGTCGCCGCTGACGCTGACCGCCGCCACGCCGCAGTCGCGGCAGGTGAATTCACGAATCATAGTCCCTCGGTGGGAAGGTCACGCCCTGGCCGTGCTTCCATTCGAACACGGTGCAGTCGCCGCCGTCGGTGATGATCACGCGCCGCGTGGTGCCGATGCGCGCCCCCACGGTCTCAGTCAGCCGCTTGGCCTGCTCCACTGCAGACCGGGCATCGATGAAGGACGAGACCCGCTCACAGCTCTCGTCGGGGAAAAACTGGTAGACCGAGAATTCGCCTGTCATCACCGGATCATCGCCCCGCCGTCATCGCCCCGCCGGATTGAACACGTCGTAGTCCCACGAGCGCTCGCCGATCGCCCGCGCCGCCGCCACCTTGCCGTCGATGTAGTTCTTGCGCTCGACAATCTCGTGCTCCGCGCCGTCGAGCAGGCAGGCGTACTCGGCGGCCTCGCAGATGTCGGCGTACTCGTTCTTCTCGACCTCGTCGGCAAAGCGCTCGGCCCCCGCCACGTTCATCTTGCGATAGCGGAAGCCGGTGTTGAGCCCGGTCCTGAGCAGCCGGCAGCGCGGCGAGATCAAAATCGCCGGCTCGCCATCGATCAGTTCGCCGAACGGCTTCTTCAAAGCCTCGCGCCGCATGTCGATCTTGTTGGTCGGCGCCGGATCGAGCCGGATGCCGCTCACCGCGGCGACGATCTCGAGCCAGCTTTTCTCGTCATCCTCTCGATCAGCGCCATATTGGCTGGCTGGGTCGACCACGCCGCGAACGTGCTCCGGCTTAACGAAGGGGAAGCGGTCATGAAGCATTTGGGCGAGCAAAGCACCAAAACGCCGCGGCCCCATATTCTGATCACCCTGAAGCTCGTCAATGAAGCGTCGCTGGCTTCCCGGCAGTCGCTGCATGAACACCGCAGATGGACGGGTACGGGGATCGATTCCCACAACAAGCGGCAATCCAGGTATCGGCTCGAGTTCTCTTTCTGCGACATGGATGGCATCCTTGAACTCGGGGTGAACCGGCTTGCCCGCCCGGCTATAACCCGGCCGGTTCTCGATCATGCGGAAGCGATACCAGTCGGGCTGGCCCTTGGCCTGATCGACATAATAGCCGGGCGGCAGGTTGGCGAGGTTCTCGGCCAGCGGCATCGTCCCGCCAGGCTGCACGAACAACTCGACCCCGTCGGCCGCCAACTCGGCCGCCGAGCGGGTGAAGATCTCGCGATACAACCAACTCTCGAACTCGGGCGCATTGGCGTCGGCGATCATGCCCCACCACGACGGCCCGCCCTCGGCCATGTCAGGGAAACGCCCCCAGCGGCCCTTGGCGAAGTTGAAGACCTCGTACTGCAAAAGATCGAGCTCGTTCAAATACCACGCCGTCGGCTCGTAGCCGCGCATGAAGTCCTCGGCCGAGTTCTCGCCGATCGCGCCGAACTCGTTGGTGAAATCGCACACCGTGCCATCGGGCAGCAGGAACTGCAGGCGATGCTTGGCCGGCGCATCGGTCGAGCCGACCCACTCGCCGGCATCCAACGGAAAACGCTTGGCCCACGACGGAATCGTCGTCTTCCACAACGACCGATAGGTGTCGCGAATCGTCGCCAGCTTGAACTTGCGCACCGGCCGCTTGACGCCATCGCCCAAGTCAACCGTGCGATCCCTCGACGGCTGCTGCAGCGCCGCCAACCGGATCGCCTTCATGAACGCCGCCGTCGTCTTGCCCGAACCAACCGGCCCGTTGATGATCTGGATGCGCGCCTCCGACGCCATGAAACGCGACGCCACCGGACCCGGCGAGCGCCAGTTGATGTTCAGCACATCCTGCGACGCCATCACGGCCCCGCAGGCGGCATGCGATCCCTAATGTCCTCCAGCCGCTCCCTGATCTGCGCCAGACGCTGCGCAACCAAGGCCTGGCCGGCAATCATCGCATCCAGCCGATCGCCAAACGTCGGAACCGCAGGACCACCCGCCGCCCCATCACGCCCCGCCAGCCGCTCGAGCGCTACCAGCAACCTATGTTGGAAGTCGTCCATCACTCGTCTCCCAAGTGAGCCCACTTCTCCCGACGCTTGATCCTAGAGACTTGCATCTGGCTGATCCCGTAAGCCGCCGCAACATCCCGCTGCAAACCACCGGCCACCCTGATCTCGCGAACCTGTGCCTCCGTCAGCTTAACCGACGTCGCAGAAACCCCGCGAGGAACACGATGCCGACCCTTCCGCATCATGTCCGCGGTGTTGTCGCGTTGCGTGCCCAGCCACAAATGATCGATCTCGCAACACCGCGGCACATCACACCGATGCAGAACATTCATCCCAATCGGGATCGGACCCCTCAGCAAAAACCAAACCTCGCGGTGAACCCGGATCTTGCGCCCATCCATCGTCGCCTTCCCATAACCACCACGACGCTCAACCTTCAACTGCCACAACCGACACCCGCTCTCACGA